TGGCCTTGAGACTCATGGTGATTGTCAATGTTTGGTTTCCACCATTGGCATCTGTGTATGGAACAGCTATTTGGACATTTTGCATGTCGGCTGGTTGTATTGCATACTTGGCATTATCACTTGTTCTGTAGTATGCTCTGAATCTACCCAAAGGCAAATTACTGAAATTGCCGTCTCCAAACACTAGATCTATGGCGTCATCCACTTTGGACACTACATTAAATAAGTTTCTTTGATTTCTGGATAATGAATTATAAATTGCGTTGTTTCCAGATAATGATGGCACCTTTGTCCAGTTTTGTAAAATTTGTCCAAACTCGTCAAGTTTGTATAACCAAACATCTGTGTCATTCACACCGTCTGCTTGAATACTTTTTACATAGTTTGTAATGGCATTTTCTACGCTAAAATCAGCAAAGTTCATGGTACCTTGTTTGAACAAAAAGAAAAATCCGGTGTTGTTAGAACTATCTCCAGACCCATCTGTTCTATATATGTAACCCAGCCCGCCGCCATCGATTGGCTCCGATTCGTAAATGGATTCTGATCCAGAAATTGCTCCTGGAACAATTTCGAAAGTTCTGTTTATTCCCCCAATGCCTTTACTAAAATTAAAGATTGGAAGATCTAATTGGTTAGAAGCAAGGGTGTATATCTCTGTGCTTATGCCACCTATACTACCAGATTCTCTTGGTGATCCAAAAATTTGTCCTGTTTGATTGGCCGCGTTCAATATGGCAGTGAATTGTTCTCTGTAATTGGAATTTGCACTATCATTCCAAACAATGTTTGAGTTGGCAAGGTTAGTGCCAGTTGAATCGTTGACATCTTGTGTGGTTGAGATAGCATCAATTTTCAAAAGTCCTGTTGCTGGTTTTCTTCTTTTGGCATTGTAGCTTATTAGCCTTGCTAATCTCAAAACAGAATTACGTCTCTCCGCTGTCTCTAGGAAATTTTCTCTGGCGTTTAGATCTACTCTGAAAGACAAAGCCTGTGCAATGTAGGCAATTAAATCAATTAAGGCAACATATTCAGAACTTTCCACGAAGTCGTTGAAGTCGTCGGGATAATTTTCACGTAGATATGACACCATGGTCCTACGCAGTGTTTCAAAGTCGTAACTTTTGAAATCCGCCTGTTGGAAAGCCTGGTAAATCTTACGCCAATCCTCGGCAACTAATAATCTGTTTTGTCGTTCTGTGGTAGCCATACTCTTTGTATGGATATTTATGTGCTAAATTAAGTGCGTATATTAAGATAGGCGAAGCAGGGCGTTTTCGTCGAAAGCAAACCTTAGTTTTTCCACTATGTTTAGCGGCACATACCTGATTGTGGCTTGAATAGCAACACCTTTATCTGCTTCTGAAACCAGTATTTCTTCTGTTGCTAATCTAGGATCTGCGTTTAAATTTTCTGTTATATCCTCTGTAATCTGATCTTTGAGGGCCTCTGTGAACGGCTCAAACAGCACATCATATATTATTGTGCCAAAGTTAGGATTTTCAACTCTTTCACCTTTTCTCACCGATAGGCGATTAATTAGATCTTGTTTCGCACATTCAAAGTCGTAAATTTTAAAATTTTGTTTGTCTGCTCTGGAAGAAAAACCCTTGAACGTTACCGAACTATTTCCGCCCCCTGAACCTGATCCTGAATCTCCGTATGCCATATACTATATTTAAGCTATGTCGTCTTTGTCTCTACCACCTGCCGGCCTTTTATAAGGCTCGTGAGTAATAAATCCATCTATAGTTGTTTTAATTTTGACAGTGTTTGCTTTGCCGCCTTTGATCGGCTCCTCTGCAACAATATCTTGTTTTTGTAATGTTTTTATACCAATTTTCTGATGTTCTGGTTTGAGCCATTTAGGACCCCACGTGGACCTAGGTGACACAGAATTGAAATGTACCTGTGACCCCGCAAGGTCTATCCTGCCTCCCGCACCATGTAACTGCGAGCCATCAGTAAATGATGTGATCCCATCTCTGCCATAATGTCTTACACTGCCTTTCTGTGAGCTATTTAGAATTCCTGATTCTCCCATTGCATACAAGTATCTTTGTGAATTCAACACAAGATCCTTTTCAGCTGTAAATTTTATCTTTTCTTTGGCATGGAAATTAATGTTTTTATCAGCATGTAAATTGAAGTCCCCTTCTGATCTGACATTGATTTCTTTGTTGGAATATAGACTTATCCTTCCTGCCTTGTCCATTTCTATCCATGCGTTTCCAGATCCGTTGGCAATGTACACCACACCATCTGTGTCATTCATCAGTATCTGATGTCCGGATGCCGTCCTTATCCTTGTCTGTTGGTTGTCGCCAACGATGTCACCGTCGTCCATGACGAAACTGTGACCAGGCTCTCTATCTGGTCGGACAGGCTCCGCGTCAACACCGATGTTTAATGTTCTGGAATCTTCTCTGACCCTCCCCGGGGTGCTTAAACCAAACACCTGGCTGGGAGTCTCACGCCTTGCCGAACTTGATGTTGTGCCACGCACATTGTCCTGTATCAATCCCTCTGACAACAACTGATCTGCCAGGATGTCGTTGACAGGATATTTGATGCTTTCTGCGAAAGCGGCTGTCTGTGCGGCTTCAATCATCCTCCTGTTTTTTTCTCCAACTGGTAAGAAGTCTGTCCCGTAATTTGTTTTTCTTTGAATACCATACGCTTCCCTGGCGTTTTCGTTTGTCCTAATCGTTTCTGTGGAGCTACCGTAACCTGGCACCTGCTGATTGGTCAAGGGCCCTTGTACACAGCCTATCCAAAATGCATTTTTTCTGCTTGCCTCACCTTTTGCGAATATCACTAACACTTCTGTGTCCACGTCCGGTGGAATGGCCCAAAAGCCATAGCTGTGTTGTGTGCTTTTATAATCGTTGGGATCTGACTTTGAAGTTGCCTCAACACTTTTAGCACCATAGAAAGGAGACAGATAGTTGCACCAAATACAATCGTCCGGTGACGGATTTTGTGTTTGTGTCAGTTCCGGAATGTTGACTCCTAACCTTCCTTGCCGTGTTGGGTCGTTGGTGAACTTGACTACTCCAACGTAGGGTCCTGAGTCTTTGCCTGCAAACTTTTCGTCGTAGCCGGCTTGGTTATTGAATGTGTCAACAAATCCTACCATTTTGTAAATATGTTCCCTGTCATTATGGTACCAATGGTCCTATAGCTTCGTCAATTAAATCGGTGTTCGTTTTTATATTTTCCTTAAGGTTTTCCTTAGATGTTACACTTTTTAAAAATTTTTCACTCGCACCTGCGGTAATTTTAGCCACATCTGCTCCTAGTCCGCTTTGATTGTTTAGCCTCACGCATGACAAAGTTTGTATAAATTGGCCGTTTGAAAAACTGCTTTCTATTCGCACAACCTGGTAAACACCTGCAAACAATAAATTTTCTTCAGGTACACTGGCATCTTGAAATGTCAGTCCTGTGGTTTTTTCGTTGATATCATCAGGCAAACTGTAAACTAATTCAATCAATGGAGAAAAGTTGTCAACATTGAATGACTTAAACATTCCGCTAAAACGTTCCTTTTTGGGAACACTTTGTCCCCCTGCTCCGTTCAAAGGTATAAACTGATCCTGGCAAATGTATGCAGGGTCACCCAATATTTCAAGTTCGATCTTGAACATATCAACTTGTGGATTGGTGAGATAGTCAAAAAATTCCTGCTTCCTTCCCTCTATTCCACGATCCTCGCTACCTTTCTGAAGGAGGTTCCTGCCTTTTATAATGCTTGGATATGAACGTAATTCTGCAACGTCCTTATTCACCGTGTCTTCTTGTGGGAATAGTCTTGTTACAACATCAAAAATTTTTGGTAAAACTTGATCATTGGCCTTGGCAACTTCTACTACATTCCGCTGAAAGAACGCAGTTTTGTAATTGATCCTCAAACTTTGCACATCAGTGTTTTTTCCTGTGTAGATATAGTTGTACTGTTTTTTAATGGCATTACGCATTGTGCCTTTTTTGGCAAACATACCAGGACGGATAAATCTTAACACCGGAATCTGATGTGGAATAATTTTGTAAGTTACAGTCTTTCTGTGCATTTTGTTAATGGTGTCGTAATTATCTTTGCCATTGCCGTAGTGTGTCTCCACACTGGTTTTGATTTTAAACCAAGGAACAAATGCGTTCTCTTTGATCGTTTGCTCAAATTCTCCACTTTCGTAAAATTTTTTAATTGATTGCGAATCTGCATCTTGATCAGATCCAAGGAAACCAACCCTTCGAAGATATGAAGTCCAGAAATCTGTTGCAATTGATTCAAACCCATTGGTTGATCTCACCACGTCCTCGAGAACTTTGGTCAAACTGATAAGATTAGTAACCGTCCCTTCAGCTACCTTTACTTCAATCTTGTTTGCTCTCTGTTTGATTCTTTCGTTTTTTGTCAATGGT